CAATATAATTTAGTTAAGTTACTTTGTTGTCATACGCAAAGTTTTATACAATGCCGTCTTGCGTTTTTTTGCATGAATGTCAGAAATATGATGGTTAATTTTCTGTACAAACGATGGTAATTTATATTGCTTTTGTAACAAGGTAATGCAAAACGCTTCCATATTTGCTCGTGTTGGTTTAAACATAATGTAATCGGAGATACGAAACTGATTTGTTGATGTTGTAGTAGCAATAGGATTGTTTTGATAGCACCACGCAATAAACGCAGGATAGTTAGCAAACAATACTAAAGTAATAACATAATATGCAAGAATTGACGTATTTTCCTTATATTCAGTTTTAGCTTGACCACGAATAAGTTGCTCATACGAGTTAATATTCATATATTCAAGCACTTTAGCTGCTTGGAAAAAAGAAAACGCAATTTCTTCATTAAGCCTTTGCTTAACAGATGTTAAAAATTCATCATCGCTACTTTTAATATGTAAAGACGAAAATACCACAAAAATAATGCGTGCCCAGCATTCTGTGTATGCCTCGTAGAGGTTCACGTCACTTTTTACAGGATAAAGTTTATTTAAAACAAATGATGTTCCATATTGAATTAAATCATTGGATGCATTGGAAAAGTCAAATCCGTAATTATGAAATGTTTCATGGATGAAAACTTTAAACCACTCTTCTTTACGGTAAATAACAATTTCGCGAACTATGCTTGTTTTTGTTTTATTTGGTTCATTACAAACCATGGTAAATGCTGTGTTGGCATTAACCCAATCAATAGTAGTAATATCTTTAGACACTGTACTTTTTGAAGGAAGCATTTTTAATAGAGGAGAACGTAATAAATAAATAAGAAGTGGAGCTGTGTTACACTGATTTTTTTTTGCGGTTTTTTGAGCAATGTAAAGCCAGACTAAACATTGTCGAACATATTGGTTGATTTCTTCAATAAGAGAGACAGAACATAAATCTTGCACAGCAATAACAAACGATATAGGTCTGCGGATAAGTTCGTTTGATACAGGAATGTTATATGTTAACGTGCATTTAGTATCCATTTGTATATTTTTCCAAATTGATGGCGGAATTCCCTTAGAGTCAAAGTAAATGACCGATTTATTAACCATAACGTCAAGTTTTAATCCTTGTTGCCTTTTTGGCAAGATGGACTGTGTATGTGTATTAACCAGTAATTCGGCATTTTGTATGGTTGATTTTAAATGTAAAAAAAAGTTATTTGTATTCATAGTTTAGGGTGTCTACCATATAATAATTTTTTATGTTTTATAAAAAAACTGAAATTACATAAAATAAAAGGATAAAGTAAATGGGCTTTCGTAGTAAAAAAACCAACAAAAAAAGAAAAAGTAAAAATAAAAGTAAAAATAAAAATAAAAGTAAACGAAACACTACAGTCAAACTTAAAAAACATGGTGGTACAACACTAAGTAATAATTCATTCAAGACTCTTAACTGTGCTCCAAGTAAAATTAAAGGAAAAAAAGGTAAATTACCTACATGCTATGATGATACACAGTTAAAGTTTATCCGTGCAGTTTGGAATGCAAAATATCCCAATGATATTATTTCAAAGTCAGCATCTTTAAGTGATGTATGGAGTGCTTTAAAAGGTAAGTTTAAAAACAAATGCAATGACGAATCGTGCTGGGTTGACCAACTGGGTGCAAAGGCTAAAGATTTAAATAAAGCATTCGCTCCTAATGCTCCCAAAGAATGGTCAACAAAGCCAAATATGTGGCTAGACAATATTAACATTGCAGATGTAATGAAACAATATGAATTCGCATACAAGTGCTTTGATTTTATTGGACCATCTCCGATTGATTTTGATACACGAACCAAGGGAAATGGTGTAAATCCTAATGACGATTGTATATGGGAAGAGCTGTGCAAATTTAGCATAAAAAAATGTTTGTCCAAGGATAAAACGAAGATTGGTATTATCTTTAATACAGACCCTCATGATAAGCCAGGTCAACACTGGATATCCATGTTTGTTAATATAAAAAAGGGAAAAATATTCTTTTTTGATAGTGTGGGAACTACAGCACCGAAAGAAGTTATGGTTTTAGTGAACCGTATAATTAAACAGGGGAAAAACCAAAAACCGCCAATAAATTTCAAGTTTGACCAAAATCATCCAGTTGAGCACCAGTATAGTGATACTGAATGTGGAATGTATTCTCTTTACTTTATTATTCAGATGCTTGAAGACAAAATAACAGCACAGTATTTAAAAACACATATTATTACAGATAATCTTATGACTGAACAGCGAAAAATATTATTCAACTAAGCAGTTTGATTATATCCCAATTGCTTTTCATAAGTTTGAAAGAACAATTTATTGTTTAATATTTTATGTTTTGGTAAAGGAGGATGTTTATTTATATCTTTATATGTTTTAGAAAATTTGCCTGCACTTGCTATTGCTTTGTAAGTATCCACATTCAATGGATAGTGTATATTTGATTTCACTTCCAAATTTCCAGCTTCTTTAATATGATTCATAGTTTGTTCAAAGTTATTGATTAAGTCTTCGTATTTGATTAATATATAATGATTAGTTTGCTTTGGCATGTCTTCTATTAGAAATTTTAGTTTAGTATAACGCATTTCAAATATATTATTGTATCGGTGTTTAGTGTACATGTTGCGGTCTTCCATTAGTTCTTTGTTGGTATTATCATGTAAAGACCAAAATTGGTTATTTAAAAAATTGTATGCATTGCGATTGTGAACTATTTGTTGAGCAGCATAATTAGTATTAAATTTAGGTGGTATCTCTTGGGGCTTAATTGAATTAGATAAATGATGTGGTGATTTAAACAAAGAATTTAACCAGTCGCACGGATTACGAACAATGCCAATAAACAAGGTGTCATTCGTATTTGATAAGTCATTATGGCCAAAAAAATGCTTCCATCCATATTTCCAGGTGATTGTTGCATTAAAATTTTTAGTTATTAACCCTTCTAAATAATTGGTTCCACTACATCTTTCGCCATAAATGGTAAATTGTTTTACCATAATGTTTGTTTAGATAAACATTATATTTTATATTTTTACTATACTATTTTAAGTATCCACTGAATTTAATGCTAACCTTAAAACACCCATATTAAACACATCATATTTTATTATTAAAGGAGCATCGTTATCTAAATATAATTCAAGCTGAGGACACAACTCCTTACACCGAACAAACAAACTTAAATATTTCAGAGAAAATTCTCCATGCACAATCTTGGACATGTCTTCCTGACTAGTATCACCCACTGTTATAGTGGGTGTTCTGTGGTCGGTTTCAGACGACATTGACCCAGACCCTTTAAAAAATAACTCGTTGCCAACACATTTTATTTCAAGGGTTTTTGAAATATCTGACATGTGCTTAACAATCTTTGCAAACTCTGGAGAAGAAAATGTTCGAATCCTTGGATAATTAATCTCGGGATAGTCATGTTCATTGTTTCCTGGCTCTCCTAACTGAATCTTTTTAATTCTAGTTTTACCCTTTCCTTCTCCAATAAGAGTTAACTGTGAAACAAATCCGTTGGAATAGTCTTCATTTTCAATACAAATGGTTAATTCTTCTTCTGAATCAAACGAATTAATACACTTGTAAAAATGCTCAAATTTAAGACCAATCACAATTTGTTCCTTTTTACATATATAATATTCTAACTTTTCTGCATCCATAAAAAGATGAAGCAAAATAATTAAAGAGTCATCCATTTCCATCATTTTAAATCCTTCTTTTTTAAAAACTATATCTCCAGAAACCAATAACTCTTTTATGCATGAAAAAAGAGTGCGAATGGGGTTTATTTGAACCGTTTTAAACGCCATTACTACATTGTCTTCATTAAAAATATAAGACATTTAAATTTATAATATTATTATATACACCTTCCACTTTATTTATATTGTTTTTACTTATTTTTTACGTTTTATTATTTATATTTTATTAAATATAAAAAATATAATTTAATTTAATTAACACAATATCATTGTTTTGGTCTTAAAATTATAATCTCCACACTTATTTTCGCCATTTTTTTCAAAATCAGCAGTAAACACATCACCATAACTAAAATCATCATTCGATTTTGCATTAAATACTAAATATGTTATTTGGTCAATAATTATTTCATCAAAGTTCTCATAATTTATTTCAATTGCATTTGACAAAATCATATTTTCAACATTATTAGTATTATCTACCACATTTTGTTGATTTTTTTTAGGTCTTCCCCGAGGTTTTAATGATTTTTCTTTTGTTTTTTCGATTGCTTTCTTTTCTTTTTCTTTTGCTTTTTCGATTGCTTTCTCTTCTTTTTCTTTTGCTTTTTCTTCTTTTTCTTTTGCTTTTTCTTTTGCCTTTTCCGCTAATTTAATTGCTTTTGCATCATCTTTTTCTTTTGCATTTTTTTCTAACTTATTAGTCTTAACATCCTTAACATCCTTAATATTCTCTTGAACATCATCAATAATATTAGGCTCAGTATTAGGCTCAGTATTAGGCTCAGTATTAGGCTCAGGTTTAGACTCACTTTTTATATTTGCGTTAACATCAACATTTATTTCTTGAGCCTCAGATTCAACTAAATTAACTCCAAAACTAATCCACTTTGTAAGCAAATCTTTGTGAGTTAATACATCCTCGATTTTATTTAATGATTCCGGAACATCTTTAAATGATGTCATGCACTGAATAAGAGTTCCAACTATATTGGTCATTTTCTCAACCGCTTGTTTAGTAGATTTCTCGATAGTTGTCATATTTTATTATTAATTTATAATACTACTGATTAACTTAACAATATTATAAATCATTTTTATTTTTTTATTAGTTTTTTTATTTTTTAAATACAAAATAAAAATCATTTTTTTATCATGGTTATCTAGCTTGAAGTTGGTCTTTATATGGTGCAGGATTAACCGGAGAATTATATCCACGCAATGCATTATAACCCGAGTCAAAGTTATATGCTATGTCACGATAACTGTTGGCTACATTTTGTATGAAAGATGCGCCTCCACTACGTTTACTGTTACGTTTCTGCCTATGTTTACTAGTAGTATTTTTAATTTTATGTTTTTTGTTTTTTTTTTGTCTTTTCTTTTTTCTACGCGTTTTCCTTCCTCCTGTATATTTAATCATCATCTTTGTGTCTTGATTGTACATATTTTGTGGAAAATGGTTGCCGTGATTTTCATTACCAGTTCCATAGCCTGACCATGAATTTGGACTGCTGGTCCATGGTGCACCAACTAATGGTGCAGGAACTGAAAAACTACCACCATTTTTGGAAGATATTGCATACGGAGCAATAGATGGCGTATTTGACGCACCATGCTGTCGTTTATGTTTTATTGTTTTACGAGAATGTTTTCGACGCTTATTTTTAGTTGCATAAGCTTTCATTATTATATTCCTTTTATTTTATTCTAAACTAACAAAAACAAAATATAAACAAAATGTTATATTAAATAAGACATGAAAATTATCAGCATTGATGTAGGAATTAAAAACTGTTCGTTTTGTGTATTATCTCAGTCAATTGAAACCAAACTTATTATGGAACATTGGGATATTGTAAATCTCATCGAGTTAAATCCAGTTATTCATCCAGTGTATGAATGCACTTGCTATAACTATGCAGGCACAAAAAAAGAAAAAAAATGTGTCAAACAAGCGTTATATAAAAAAGGGTTGTTAAATAATAACTATTTGTGCGAAGTACACGCTAAAAAAGACCCTTACTTTAATATAAAAGAGTTATTATTACCAGCATTAAAAAAAGCATTACTTAAGGAATTAATTTGTTTAACTAACAAATACAATATTAATACAAATAATGTTAAAAAAAAGAATGAATTAATCGATTTGTTAGTTAGTCATCAAAATATTCATGGAGTAACTTTAATAAATTCTTTGGCTCCAAAGAAAAAGTGTGCAACCATTCCTCTGCAAATTATTGGCCGAAACATTATTCAGTATTTTGACACATTAAACGTGAGAGACATAACTCATGTTATTATAGAAAATCAAATTGGATCTTTAGCAACTAGAATGAAAACCATACAGGGAATGCTGATGCAGTATTTTTTTACGCGTAATACAGATGTTTGTGTGGAATTTATCAGTGCAACAAATAAATTAAAAAAATATTCACTGAATAATAGTCACGAACTAACAAGTGCAAATAATGAAACAAATAAAACAAATAAAACAAATGAAACAAATAAAACAAATGAAACAAATAAAACAAATAAAACAAATAAAAAAAAGCAATATGATGCAAGAAAAAAGAAAGCAGTTGCCACATCTGCTGATATTATTCAAACAACCGATACTTTGGCGAAATGGAATGATTACTTTATTTCTTGTAAAAAAAAAGATGACTTGTCTGATTGCTTTTTACAGGGGATTTGGTTTTTAGAAAAAATGAAATAAAAAATGAAATAAAAAATGTAATAAAATATGTGTAAGATTTATTAAAGAAACCATGAATGTAAAATTACCAATGCGTTTATTAAATTGGATAAATCAAGATAAAATACGTTGGGATCGGTTGTCTTTGAATGAGTCAGATGGTGCTATGCAATTGCTAAAAAAAAATCAAGATAAAATACGTTGGGATTGGTTGTCTTTGAATGAGTCAGATGGTGCTATGCAATTGCTAGAAAAGAATCAAGATAAAATAGATTGGATTCATTTGTCTGGTAATAATTCAAAAGGTGTTATTCGCTTGCTAGAAAAGAATCAAGATGAAATACATTGGGGTGTGTTGTCTAATAATCCGTCAGAAGGTGCTATGCGGTTGCTAGAAAAAAATCAAGATAAAATAGATTGGGATAATTTGTCTCAAAATCCGTCAGAAGGTGCTATGCGGTTGCTAGAAAAAAATCCAGATAAAATAGTTTGGCGTTGGTTGTCTAGAAATTCGTCAGAAGGTGCTATGCGGTTGCTAGAAAAAAATCAAAATAAAATAAATTGGATGTATTTGTCTGGAAATACATCAGCAATGCAGTTGCTAGAAAAAAATCCAGATAAAATAATTTGGAGATGTTTGGCTTATAATCCGTCAGTTATGCATTTGCTAGAAAAAAATCAAGATAAAATACATTGGTGGTATTTGTCTGAAAATACGTCAGAAGGTGCTATGCGGTTGCTAGAAAAAAATCAAGATAAAATAAATTGGGATAATTTGTCAGAAAATCCGTCAGAAGGTGCTATGCGGTTGCTTGAAAAGAATCCAGATAAAATAAATTTGTCAAAATTGTCTGGAAATTTGTCAGAACATGCCATGCAGTTGCTTGAAAATAATCGAAACAAAAGAAGACATTGTGTTTCACCAGAATTTATGGTGATTGGAACTAATCCAAATAAAATATATTGGTATGATTTATCTAAAAATCCGCGTATATTCAACTATGATTATAAACAAATGAAACATAACTGTATGTTGTTTAAAGAAGACTTAATGAAAAATAGGTTTCATCCTTGCAATATACTCAAGTTTAGAGATTGGGGGGTTAATGGATTTGAGTCAGTTTTTTATTGAAAATGAAGCATTAGCGTTCTTCAGCTACTTCTTCAGGGATTTTTGCTCCAACCAGCTTGGATGCACCATGAAAAAAACTAATGAAAAAGCCTATTAATATGATGAAAAATGCGGCAATGTCACTGCGAAACACAGTTTGTTTCAAGTAAAAGTGATTGATGACTAAAATCAACGCAAACTGAATTATGATTAGTAAGAATGTATCCTGAGTCGGTGTTACAAGGTCATACTTGTCTCCGACCATTACGGTAAAAGTCATAACAAACCAATCCATCCACGCAAACGGAATTGCCATCTTGTATGCTTCCCACATACTTAGGTTTTTATACGGCAGGGTTACAAATTGACCCCACATGGACAAAGATTGCCCTAAAATAAACAAAGCAAAGAATAAAATATAATGGGGAACTTTTGAATAATCCATGAATACTTTCTTCTTGTACTCTTTTATTATGTTTTATTTTTGTTTACATGTTATTAATTATAACGCACTTCTACCAAAAAAACCTTTTTGGGTTGTAGTTATCCAATCCTTATCATTATGTGTTTCAATCAATCTTTTCTCTAATGCTTTAGAATACGCCCGCATATTTAAAGCGGACCATGCAGACAATAATCCTCCTCCTTTGGTTTTTGTTTTTGCTTGTTTTCTTGTATGCTTATGTTTAGGATTTTTCCTAAACTTTTGTTTGTATTTTATGGATTTAAACATAATATTAACTTTCTTCTTTTAATAGACTTTTATTATTTTTTTTTCAATTCGGCCATGACACGCCCGTATTTTTTCCTGGTTTTATGTTTTTCTTGGAATGCTTTATCTTTAGATTTTGCTGTTTGAACAATTGATTTTAAATGCTTTAGTTTCCATTTTTTTTGGTCTTTTTCATATCGTTTATGGTCTATTTCGGCTTTTTTACGGACACGGTTTTTGTGTTTTCGTGTTTTAATCAACTCTTTTCTAACCATAGTATTACCCTTTTGAATTTGGTTACGTTCTCGTTCTAGTTGTATGTTTTCTGAATTTTGTAGTAAGGGATGAATTTCGTCCATTATAACTTGCTCACGATCTTGAATTGTTTGCTTTAAGGTTTCGTCTTGCAAGTGCTTGTTGTCCTTGGCATTTTTTTGCACATCTCGGCGTTCCTTTTGTAATTGCTTTACATTAACTATTTCTTGCTTTTTTTCGGCTTTTAGAGTTTTTTTGAAATGTTTGCGTAACCCACTTAATATTTTGGATTTTCGTGTTATCATATTTTTTCGTGTTTTGTTTAACAATGCGGTTCGCACTTTAACTATTTTTGTTTGGTTTGTTGCAAATTTACTGGCTTGTTCTTTTTCGAATTGAATAATTTGTTGAATGCGATTTACTTCCGACTTGTCATCACTTGCTCTCATATCTTCTTTTAACTGAAGAACCCTATTTTTGTATGCAGATATTTGTAGGGTAAGGTCAGCTTTAATTTGTGTTGTGTTTGATTCAAGGTCGGCAATGTAGTCATCCATTGCAATCATGGTTGGATGAGCCTTGATGTTTTTCATAAGCTGAGATTCGCTTGTGCTTTTTGTACCACATGTATACTTGAGGTTATAAAACGTGGTTTGTTTGTATTGTTTCATTTCTTCTGCATCCACTTTACCAGATATTTTGTGAGCATCTTTAATTTTAGACATTTGGTCTTTTAGTGTGGCCAATGATTTCTTAATTTCATCTTTGCGGTTTTGCAAGTCATGCATTATATCGGCAACGTGGGACTTTACAATTTCCTTGCACTCGGTTTTATCTTTTGGCTCTAACTTTTTGCACATTTTAGCATCAATAAACGCAAACTTGGCTTGGCTTATATCTTTTAGGTCACCATTTAGTTGTTTTTGGTAGCGTTTTTGCTCAGCAACCAGAGGTGCAACCTCGGCCTCGATTATTTGCTTGGCCATTCTTTTGTCTAATGTACTAATCATGTTAGCAACCTGAGGAGACACCATAGGTACACGAATTGGCTGAATATGGGGCTGGGCAAACTGCCGTGCATCTCGCTCACGATTCAGATAACTAACATGTCCCGCAATGTCATTTAGATATTTTTTCTGACCAGTTGTAGTAAATGTCCCATTATCAACACTTAAATACTCGCCAGCAAATGCGTCAAAGTCTGTAGGCATTTGATTTTGGGGTAACTTGGTTAAATTTAGCAGTTTAATTAACTCCATGGGGTTATTGGTAATAGGCGTAGCAGTCATGAGTAAAACTTTAACAGATTTACTACCTGAGACAATATAAGAGTTCATCAAAGCCTTGTGCAAAGCATTCATATCAGGCCGTTCTAATGAAGATAGGTCAGTACCACCATACAACTTGTGTGCTTCATCGATAACTAAAAGTGTTTTTCTTAAAGGGTCAGCAGACCCATTTTTTTTAACTAGATCATCATAAAGCGAATTTTTTTTTGAAACAAGATTACTAAACTGTTTGTAAGACATGGGACGTATACTCCAGGATTTAGACAACATTCGCATGCGACTTGTGTTGTCATCAGGAGTGTTTTTAATGCGGTCTTGTCGAAACTTTTCATGACAAACTTGGTCAAACATGTTTTTCCAAATGTCGTTTTTTAAAGTGGTTCGTGTTACCCACAGAATAGTATATCCTAAAGGCTCAAATGCTGTAGTTGCGGCGGCAATAGCTGAGCATGTTTTACCAGTACCAACCGAGTGCCAAAGAAGCATTCCTCGCACAGGATTATTAACTGTGAAATAATTTCGGATAAAGTCCTGGGTTGGTGTAAAATTTATAAGGTCTGTTTTTCCTCCACCTTTTTTATTTATTGTGTTTGAACTTGCAATGCTTGTATTTGCAATGCTTGGACCCGCATAACCACACATATTTTCCATTTTTACATTATCCCATGAATGTTTGCTAAAGTGGTCACTAATATAATTTCGAAGTTCATTAAAGTTCATAGCTTCCATGTCTGGAGCAAAAGGGTCACGAAAGGAATCATAAATACTTGAGTGTTTACTGGGTACAGATGAATTATATGAAATTGATGCTTTACTAATATCAGCAAGTGAATTATATTTGGGTTTGGATTTATATTTTCTTTGATACTTGACACATTTTTTTGTTTTTGAATCTCTGTGAGTTCCTTCTGCACATCGCTTAAGTTTACATTTTTTTGTGGTTTTACTTCGTTTTTGGCCTTTAGGACATCGCTTAACTTTCCATGTTTTACTTTTGATGTTTGGTGATTGGCTAAGACTTGATCCTCCAGTTCGAGATATGTTGGCTAAACTTTTGGATTTAGATTTGGATTTAGATTTAGATCTGGATTTGGATTTGGATTTGGATTTGGATGTTGAATTGTTTATAGAAAATTCGTGAATTTTTTTATTTAATTCATAGTCAACAGACCCTAAAATAGTTGCTTTTTCTAAATCACTTGCAAAAGTAAACAACCGAAAATCAATTCCAACTGATTTTAAGTATAACTCAATTGACGTTTTTGAATCATAAAATGTTTCTTGGTACTTGGGAGCAATTGTTAAGTCATAGTTAAATACATAAAGAGGCCAACCTTGCTTAGGATTAAACACAAGACCCTTTTGTCCACAAGTTCTTGTACCACGTCCAATAACCTGCTTTTGGTCTGCAGCCGTAGTTTGTGGTTCAAATATATGAATATACTTGACATCAAATAAGTCGATTCCTTCTTTAAACCCACTGTCCATGATAATAAACCGAATGTCTTTCCCGTATATGTTTCCAGGCCTATCATTATACTTTTTTAGAATAGCCTTTTTTGTTGCAGTTGCAATCGGTTGGTCAAATACACCAACAGAAGATAGTAAGTAAAAGTTGTTAAATGCGGTTTTGGCTAAAACTGCATCATTAAGTAATTCAATCTTTGTAAAGTCTTTTTGCGACCCAACCTTAGACGGTTTAGCAGTATAGCCCAGGTTGTATCCACTTGCAATAAATGCAGCAGCAATCAACTTAGCACCATATAATCCATTTTTTAAATCAGAAAAAATAAAATGCTTGTAATGACGACCGTCTCGTTTCATATCCGCGGCATCAATTTCTTTAATATGCTTTAGCAGTTCAGTCATTTTAGGCGACCGCAATGTCATGTCTTTCAACAGTTTTGTTGGGTTAAAATCCACGTTATCAAATTTAAAAGCATTACTACT